AACAGAGGAAGGAAGAGGAATATCTTCTGGGAGAACGTACATACAAACCAAGAGCAGGAATGAGGTGATACCGTTGGACAAGCAGATTCTGGTGCAGTACATAGATGCATGCGCCCAGGTGGAAGATACCAAAAGGGAGATCCTGAAGCTTAAGAAAGCCAGGAAGAGGATTGAGCAGGATGCAGTGAAAGGGTCTTCACATGAGTTCCCTTACACACCACAGACGTTTCATATCGAAGGTCTGGCATATCCTGTAGTAAGGGATCCGGATGAGCTAGACCGGCTGGAAGAGATCCTGAAAGAGCGGTTGCAGACTGCGGAACGGATCAAACATGATGTGGAAGCATGGCTGAATACGATTCCGCAGAGAATGCAGCGCATTATCAGGTATAAGATCTTTGAGGAGCTTACCTGGAGTGAAGTAGCGGTAAGAATGGGGAGAAAAGCTACAGCAGACGGTGTGAGAATGGAGTATACGAATTTCATGAAAGAAAAATAAGTTATTTCGTATTTTTCACATTTTTCGTTTTCAAAATGTTATAGTGTACCATGAAGCCAAAGGCATACGGCCGGCGGCTTACGTCAAACCCCACCAGGCAGCAGGCGAAAGCTTGTTGCCTCCCCCCTGGAACGTAGCTCAGTAGGTAGAGCAATGGCTTGTGTCCTAAGCGAAGGTTCGAGTCCTTCCGTTCCGATGATTTTGTTGTTATTTTGTACTTCCCCTTTTTACTTGGAAGCCTCTGTTAGATGCAGGGGCTTCCTTTTTGTCATGTTTAGGAGTATGATGAAAAGAAAAAGGATGGGGGAAGAAGATGACGAGAGATGAATTTTGCAAATATCATTGGAACTATTATATGGCATTAGAAAAAGACTTTTTGGGAATTGAAAGGTACTTAACATTTGATTTAGGCGATAACAATTCGTATGATGAGAAAAAGAAAATAAAATATTTTGGTAACAGTAAAGCTTTTTCTGTCGAGTTTATAAAACAGTATCAAACTATTTGTTCCGAAGTAGATGTTATTTTTAAAACAATATGTAAAGACCTTGAAAATGAAGACGCAAAAGAAATGGAAGACTATACAAAAACTATTCTTGCAAACACTTATTGGTCAGGCGTAGTTAGTCAGAAAGTATTGATGCGTGATGTAAAATTGCAGCCGTTTTTTGGTTGGCAAAATGAACCATATAAGGCAATTTCATGGTGGTCTACATATAATTACGTAAAACATCGTCGTCTAAATAATTTCAGAAATGCAAATTTAAAAAATGTTATAAATGCTTTGGCAGGATTATATATTTTAGAAATGTATTATCTGAAATCAGTTGTGAAAGAAAATGAAATGGACATACCAGATAGAGAGTCAGAACTCTTTGCATTGGACAACTGGGAAACGAGATTTATATCTAAAAAGGGGCTTATGCTAAAGGTAACCGGAGAAGATGAATTTTCTTTTGGTATAAATGGTAGAGTTCAAAACATAGATGGAGGAGAATTAGAATAATTTTTATTATGGAGTCACCCAGCGTGGCTCCTTTTCTGTATCCAAAACAACACGAATCGAGGTGATCGGACATGGCTAGAGCGCCGGATCCACGAATTGAGCAGGCGAAGGCCATGTATCTGGAAGGGGAGAAATTGGTTGAGATTGCAAGTCAACTAAATCTGCCGGAAGGAACGGTCCGCCGTTGGAAGTGTACACATAAATGGGATAACGAACGTTCGGATAAGAAAAACGAGCGTTCGCGAAAGCGTAAGCGCGGAGCCCAGCCCAAAAATCAGAACGCCGTTGGAAACAACGGAGGAGCTCCGGAACAAAATAAGAATGCAGAAAAATTCGGTTTCTTCAGCAAATATCTGCCTGAGGAGACCGTTTCTATTATCCAGGAGATGCCGACGGATCCGCTGGATGTCCTTTGGGATCAGATCCAGATTGCTTATGCTGCTATTATCCGGGCGCAGCAGATCATGTATGTGCGCGACCGGGATGATAAAACAATCGAAAAGATTGAACATAAAGAGGGCACCGTGATCGGAGAACGTTGGGAGGTACAGTATGCCTGGGACAAGCAAGGAAAATTCCTACAGGCCCAGGCCAGGGCACAGTCGGAGCTTCGCAGTCTCATTAAACAGTATGACGAGTTGCTGCATAAGCGCTGGGATCTTGCCAGTGATGAGCAGAAGGCACGTATAGCTCAGATCAAGGCCCAGACGGATAAACTTAAGGGTACCGACAATGAAGCGGAGCTGAGCCGTCTGGACCAGGTTCTTAGCGAGATAAAAGGGGTTGTGTAGTATGCCATTTTCTGATAAACAGCAGGAGTTTTTTCGAAATGCAAACCACCGATGGAATATTAAGGTTGGTGCGACACGTTCCGGAAAGACCTATATGGACTATTATGTGATCCCTAAGAGAATCCGTGCCAGAGCCGAAAAAGAAGGGCTGGTGGCGATCCTGGGCGTTTCTAAAGGCACGATCCAGCGAAACATCATTGAACCATTACAGTGTATCTGGGGGACCAAACTGGTAGGTGATATCAATTCCCAGAACATCTGCCCCATGTTCGGAGAAGATGTTTACTGCCTGGGCGCTGAGAAAGTCAGCCAGGTATCTAAGATCCGAGGCTCTTCATTAAAGTATTGTTACGGTGATGAGGTTGTAGACTGGAACCAGGATGTTTTTAACATGCTTAAATCCCGTCTGGATAAGCCTTATTCCTGCTTTGACGGAGCTTGTAACCCGGATGCCCCACAGCACTGGTTTAAAAAGTTCCTGGACTCTGATGCAGACATTTACTGCCAGAAGTATGAGATCTTTGATAATCCATTTTTAAGCCGGGTATTTGTAGATGAGCTTTGCAAGGAATATAAAGGAACGGTCTTGTATGACCGGTACATCCGTGGCCTGTGGGTAGCTGCGGAAGGTTCTGTGTATAAGCTGATGTGTGATGCGATATCCAGTGGAGGCATTAACCCATATGCAATCTATGAGAAGCCTAAAAGCCTTTTACAGATCAATATTGGGGTTGACTTTGGTGGTTCAGGATCAGGACATGCATTTGTTGCTACTGCATATTCCAGGGCTTATCAAAGTATTACGGCACTTGCCAGTGAGCGCCATATGAGCGTAAATGGCAGCATTGATCCGGATAAGTTGGGAGAGTTGTTTGTAGACTTTTGCCTGAAGATCATCAACCTGTATGGATTTATTACCGTTGTCTATTGTGATAGTGCAGAGCAGACGCTGATCGCAGGTATGAGGACAGCGGTCAGGAAGGCAGGGCTTGGCTGGATCCGGATTGAAAATGCCCTGAAGACAACGATCAATGACAGAATACGTTTTATGCAGCGGATGCTTAGCCAGCACCGCTTTTTCTATGTAAAAGATCAGTGTCAGAGCCTGGAAGACGCTCTGACAACGGCATTGTGGGATGAGAAGAAAAGTCTTGTGGAAGATGTGCGACTGGATGACGGCACCAGTGATATTGATACGCTGGATGCTTTTGAGTACACATTTGAGCGGGACATCAGCCGGTTTATCCGGTACGAATAGAGGTGATAACAATGAAATTTTCTAAAATGCTGGCTGCGATCACGCAGGTTTTAAACCAGGACTCGGATACACAGGTTGATGTCTGCATGACTTCTGAAATGGCCCGTAGGATAGAGCTATGGACGGCCATGTATGAAGATAATGCGCCATGGGTGGATCGAAAGAAAGTGAAGAGTGCGCAGCTGCCGGCGGCTATTGCCTCTGAGGTTGCAAGGCTTGTTACCTTGGAAATGAAGTCCGAGATAACAGGAGGATCTTCCGCCACTTATCTGAACGATCAGTATCAGAAAAAAGTATTGAAAAGTATCCGCAGGTATGTGGAGTACGGATGCGCAAAAGGCGGCTTGATTTTAAAGCCTTATGTTACAAAAACAGGTCTTGCGATCCAGTATGTACAGGCAGACTGTTTCTTCCCTCTTGCTTTTGACGACTCTGGCCAGATCCAGCAGTGTGTATTTACGGAGCAGTTCCGGAAGGGACAGAAGATCTATACCAGGCTGGAAGTCCACACGTTGCAGGGAGAACAGATCCGGATCACAAACAGGGCCTTTGTTGCAACCAATGACTACAGCCTTGGAAGCGAGATCGGTATAAATTCAGTGGATAGATGGTCAGAATTAATGCCGGAAGCAGTGATGGAGGGGGCTGACCGACTTCTATTCGGGTATTTTAAGGTACCTCTCGCAAATGCAGATGATACGGGAAGTCCGCTGGGTGTATCCGTATACTCCAGAGCGGTAGAGCTGATCAAAGAGGGAGACAGGCGATATTCCAATATCTGCTGGGAGTATGAGGGCACGCAGCTGGCGGTACATGTGGCAACTTCGCTGCTTAAATATAACCGTGACCTGGATAAGTTTGAGTATCCAGGTGGTCAGGACAGGTTATACCGTAATGTGGAATATAACTCCGGGGCAACGGACAAGCCTTTTATGGACATATTTTCTCCCGAGATCCGAGATACGGCATTATTCAATGGGTTTAATAACCAGTTGAAGCTGATAGAGTTTGCATGTTGCCTGGCTTACGGAACGCTTTCAGATCCTCAGAATGTGGATAAGACAGCAACGGAGATCAAGACCAGCAAGCAGCGGTCCTATACTTTTGTGTCAGACACACAGCTGGCCTTGCAGACTGCCCTGGAAGATCTGGTATACGCCATGAACTTCTGGGCTTCACTATATGGCCTGGTATCGCCTGGCAATGACTATCAGGTTTCTTTTGACTGGGATGACAGCATTGTAGTGGATGCAGAGGCGGAACGGCAGACAGACCGGGCGGATGTTGCCATGGGGGTAATGAGTTTGGCAGAGTACAGAAGCAAGTGGTATGGGGAAACACTGGAAGAGGCCCAGAAGAACCTTCCTGAACCAGCAAGCGTAGAGGAGTGATCTGATTGACGCCGGAAGAACTTGAAAAGTTGCCGAAGCCATTAGAATGTACCATGACGGCATTGGAAATGGATATCATGCTAGAGGTCGTAAACCGGATCCAGGAATGCTCTCAGATCACACCGGTGACAGACTGGCTGCTTAACCGTATGACGGCCATAGGCATGAGTAAAAAGCGGATCAAAGAGATCCTGCGGGAAGGTGTAAAAACTGCGGGGATCGATATTGATGAGATTTATGAAATTGCAGCAAGATCTGATTATGTGAGAAATAGTGGAATCTACAAAGCTGCAGGCATGGATGCAATCCCGTATGAGGATAATGACTGGCTGAAACAGGTGGTGCAGGCAGTAAAGGACCAGACAGCGGATAGCCTCAGGCCCATGGAGAATATAACAAAGACAACCGGCTTTAATGTGCCAATGGGAAATGGGAAAAAAGTATTTACTCCTATGTCTGAATATCTGGAACACAGCTTGGACGAAGCCATGATGAAAATCACTACTGGAGCTAAGACATACAGCCAGGCGATCGGGGATGTGATCGATGAGATGACATCCAGTGGTGTCCGGGTGGTTGATTATGCGTCAGGAAAGTCAGACCGCATTGAGGTGGCTGCCAGAAGAGCCGTTATGACAGGTGTTGCGCAGATGACCGATAAGGTGAATGAGCATAACGCAAAGGAGCTGGGAACGGACTACTGGGAAGTTGAATGGCATTTAGGAGCCCGTAACACGGGAACAGGATACATGAACCACCAAAGCTGGCAGGGCAAAGTATATAGTTCTGCTGAAATGCGTACTGTCTGTGGCTTGGGAGAGATGCTGGGATTTGCCGGAATCAATTGCTATCATATCCGCTTCCCTTTTATTCCTGGTATTTCAAAACGTAAATACACGGATGAGTGGCTTGCAGAGCAGAACCGGAAAGAGAATGAAAAGAAGTTCTTTCATGGCAAAGAGTATGATACATATGCAGCGCTGCAGTATCAGCGGAAGTTAGAGCGTACGATCCGAAAGCAGAAACAGGATATCAAGCTCCTGGAAAAGGGAGGAGCTGATAAAGATGACCTGACTGCAGCCAGATGCAGGAAGCGATTAACGGAAAAGACCTATGTGGAATTTTCGAAGGCTATGGATTTGCGGCAGCAGAGAGAGCGATTGAGGGTTGGAAGCGGTAGTGATGTTAGTGAAAAAGGGATTACAAACAAGAAAATACCGAAAAGTGAGGAGTATCGTATAAATCGAGATGAGATTTTTTCAAATGAGTATTTGAAAAAGTTTCGTGGTATAAGCGATAGTGCGATAGTGGATGAGAATATTTGCAAATATGCAAGAGCAGGTTTAATTCATCGGGACGGTACAGTAAAAGAGGATTTATATATTTTATCAAGCCGGACGGGTGAAATTCTGGGCAAAAATATCAATGATACGCTTGATTATGGTGTGTCACCTAATAAATCTGTTGTGGAGGCTGTGAGGAATAATCCGGGAAATCTGATTGGGCTGCATACACATCCAGATGGAACGCCGCCAACAGGCAGTGATTTTGAAGTATCTGGTTTGCGAGGATATAATTTTGGCGTGGTGGCCTGTGCTGATGGAAGTGTTTATACATATAAGCATTCAAAACAATATGTAAGCAAAATCTATATCGATAGTACAATTGAAAAGTACAAGAAAATGATTGATTCAACTGGTCATAAGGTTTATAATTCTGATATAGAAGCACACCTTGCGGCATTAAAAAGGATTTCGGAGGAATATGGAATTTATTATGAAAAAAGATAAAGATTTTTATTATGATGGTCCTGTAAAAGATTCCGGCAGAAGTCTGGAAGAACTTGATAGGGACATTAAGAAAGAAAAAGCCAGAATGGAAAAGCAAAGCTGGCCGACAACATATCAGGGAGAATAGATACCACCAGTCAGTAGGCCGGTGGTATTTTTGTACCTATTTTTAAGAAAGAGAGGATAAGAAAATGAAGAAAGCAATGCTTAGTCAGCCAATGGCCGGGAAAACAGATGAGGAGATTATCGCAACCAGGGAATATGCAATCAAGACACTGGAAGCCAAAGGCTATGAAATTGTGAATACGTTATTTACTGATGAATGGTACAGCAATGAAAAGATGAAAGAACGTGGAGTGGTACAGATTCCCCTTTGCTTTCTTGCTAAAAGTCTGGAAAATATGTCCCTTTGTCATGCAGCTTATTTCTGTAAGGGTTGGGAAAATGCCAGAGGGTGCCGGATTGAGCATGATGCAGCGGTAGCCTATGGGTTAGATGTGATTTATGAAGAATAATTGCGACGTCGCAAATGAAAGGAGGTGATCTTATGGGGCTTATATCGTGGATTAGGCAGAGGCTCTTCAAAAAGAAAGCGTGCTGCCACCACTACCGCAAGCATTGGAGCCGGGCTTCCGGTCCTTATGGCGGTTATGTAAGGCGGTGTACCAAATGTAATAAGATCGAGCAGTAAGCACGCAGAGATGCGTGTTATTTTTATGCAAAAAATTGTCCGGAATGACGTAAAACTACCAACACAAGGGAAGCAACCCCGTAAAAAGCGTAGTGGGAAAGGAAGAAAATGAAGAGAAAATTTTTAGAAGACATGGGTCTGTCCAAAGAGCAGGTTGACAGCATTATGGATGAGAATGGTAAGGACATTGAAGCCATGAAGTCGGAGCGGGACAATTATAAGTCTCAGCTTACGACAGCCCAGGAGACTTTGAAAAGCTTCGAGGGTGTCAATGTACAGGAGCTTCAGGGAAAGATCACCAAGCTGACTGCAGATATGGCAGCCAAAGATGCTGAACACCAGAAGCAGATTGCAGATCGTGACTTTAATGACCTTTTAAAGACTACGGCAGAAGGGTACAACCCCCGTGATCTGAAAGCGGTTATGCCATTCCTGGATGTAGAGAAGCTGAAAACCAGCAAGAACCAGGAAGCAGATATTAAAACTGCTCTGGAGGCAGTCAAGAAGGACAACGCCTATCTGTTTCAGGACACGCAGATACCCAAAGTGGTTTCTTATACTCCTGGATCGGGCGGTAAAGGAACTGAGGATACAAAGACAAGAGCAAATGAAGCTCTAAGAAGCATTTTAGGAAGAGAATAAGGAGGTAATTCATTTATGGCAGTTAATATTACAAGCAGAGCTGATGCGGAAGCGATCATCCGTGAACAGGTAGTATCTACCATTTTCCAGGACGCACCAAAGCAGTCCGTATTTATGAGCATGGCACGCAAGTTGCCAAACATGACCAGCAACCAGACCAGGATCCGTGTATTGGATTTTCTCCCAACCGCATACTGGGTGGACGGTGACACTGGTATGAAGCAGACCAGCCGCCAGGCATGGGATAATGTATATCTGGATGCAGCTGAGCTGGCAGTTATCGTACCAATTCCTGAGGCGGTATTAGATGATGCGGAGTTTGATATTTTCGGTGAGATTACTCCAAGGGTCAATGAAGCAATCGGCCAGAGAGTAGACTCTGCGATCATCTTCGGTGTGAACCGTCCACGGGTATGGCAGAATGATATCATCACTCTGGCACGTCAGGCAGGTAACAATGTAGCTCCAGGTGTCAGCCCGGATTATTACAACCTGCTGCTGGGAGAAAACGGTGTAATCTCTAAAGTGGAAGAGGACGGTTATATGGCAACCGGTGCTCTGGCTTCCATGGGTATGAGAGCGAAGTTAAGAGGCATCAAGGCAACAGATGGTACTCCGATCTTTAAGAGTGACATGCAGGGATCTACCAATTATGCACTGGACGGTGCGCCAATGTATTTCCCACAGAACGGCGCGTATGACAACAACATTGCTCAGCTGATCGTAGGCGATTTCAAGCAGGCTGTATATGCGATCCGTCAGGACGTTACCGTAAAGATCCTTGACCAGGGCGTTATCCAGGATCCAAGCACAAAGGATATCGTTTACAACCTGGCTCAGCAGGATATGGTAGCCCTGCGTATCGTATTCCGCATGGGCTGGGCTCTTCCAAATCCGGCAACCAGAATGGATGAGGACCGTGTAGGATGCCCATTTGCTTATCTGGAACCGGCAACACCGGTAACTACCCAGACAGTTACCTTTACCGTAAAGGATAATCAGAGTGAAGCAAAGCCGATTGAGGGTGCCATTGTAGATGTAAACGGATCCAGATTAAAGACCAATGCATCTGGTGAAGCTGTATTTAACTTAAGACCTGGTACATATCCAGCTAAGATCAAAAAGACCGGATATAGTCAGATTACAGAAACTGTAACTGTAGTTGCATCTGCAGTAACTAAGGACGTAACTTTAATTCCAACTACCTAGGAGATGATGTGCTGATGACTTATGCGGATGAAGAATTTTATAAAAATAAATATCTTTTAGGGCGGAAACCGGTCATCAGCACTGGTTTCTCTTTTTATGCCAGAGAGGCAAGTTATCACATAGATCGGTACACTTTCGGAAGGCTGGCAGCTATGACAGACATTCCAGAAGAGGTCCAGATGTGCTGCTGCGAACTGGCTGAGGCTATTTATCAGCAGCAAAAGACAGAGAAAGATGCTTCCGGAAAAACTTCTGAAAAGAATGGAACATATTCTGTTTCCTATGGATCTTCTCAGGAACTGGCAACGGCAGCTGTACAAAAACAACATCAGATTGTTATGAAATGGCTGGAAAATACCGGACTCTGTTATCAGGGGGTGTAGTGATGTTTACCAATGCAGATGTGACATTATATTTGTACCATAAATCAGGAAAAGAGATCAGCTATGAGAGAGTACCTATTCCGGATGTTTACTGGGAAGATGTACGCCAGTCCACGTTTTTAAAGACTGGGCAGAGGGATGCTGCTTCTGTGCTTCTGGTCATTCCGTTGGAAAGCATCACAGAGCCGCTTGCATTTACCCAGGGCAAGGATCTGGCTGTAAAAGGTATCGTTGAAGATGTAATAGACTGTAGCAGTCAGGAAACCATGTCAAAGTCACTGGCAGCGTTGAAAGCAAGCCATGGGTATGTGACAGTTACAACTGTGGATGAAAGGCTGTATGGCAGTGAAGCGGTCCAGCATTATGAACTGTCCTGTAAGTAGGAGGTAGTCAGATGAAGTTAGAAGTAGAAATGAAACCAGTTGATATGATCCTGAAGAAACATGGGCTGCAGGAGAATGGACCAGCACAGAAGACAATAGATGGTGAATGTATGCGCTATATGAGTGATTACATGCCAAGGCGTCAGGCTGGTGAACTGGAACATATGATGGTGATGTCTACGGTCATAGGTTCTGGCCAGATCAATACGCCTGGTCCATACGCCCATTACCTTTATGAGGGTATCCTTTATGTATCACCGACAACAGGCAGTGCCTGGGCGAAGAAAAATGAAATAAAGGTACCAACAGGAAAAGAACTGACTTATGCTGGTGCTCCCATGCGTGGAAAGAAATGGTTTGAACGTATGAAAGCAGATCACAAGGATGATATCCTTCAGGCAGCACAGGCAGTACTTAGCAGGGGAGGCAGTATATGACGATCATTGAGTATATGCGTCAGAAATTAACCGAATATCCAAAGATATCAGAGTTTCTGGCCGGTGATGATATCCATATTGATTTTACAGAGCCGGATCCGGTTAATTATGGCCTGTCCAGTAGCGGGGATAGCCTGGTAAAAGAAGATATCCTGGGTAATCAGATCCGCAGGCATAACTTTGTCATGTATGCAGTGGGACAGTCATTTACCGATTACAACCGGCTGGCAAACAGCAACTTCCTTTTGGAACTGGCCTATTGGCTGGAGCAGCTTCCAGAAGAGAGCGGAATAGAGGTAAATGTAGGAGATGAAGTGAAACAGGCCAAATTTTTAAAAGCAACCACAGCCAATGCTATGAGTATGGGGCTGATGGGAGATACCGTTGATCAGGGCGTTATGTATCAGCTGCAGATCTACGCCCAGTACAAAGTTGAAAGTGAGGAAGAATAAATGGCAGATAAAGCACCTATTGCAGGACAGAAGATCAAAAGAAAATTCATGGGCAACTTTATTGACTCTGCTCTTCCAGGCACAGAGGAAACGGCTTATGTGCGTCTTGGAAAAGATCTGGAAGAGTACAACGTGGAAATGAACGCAAATGTGGATACCAAGGATAATATCCTGGGTGATACATCCGTTACACTAGACAGCTATCAGCCACAGGCAACAGCTGATCCATTCTACGCGGTTGTGGGAGATCCCATGTTTGATCGCCTCCAGGGCATTGTTGATGAGCGTCAGACCCTGGATGATTTAAAGACCACCGTTGTTGAGGTACATCTTTGGGATGAAGTATCGGATGCAGCCGGAAGTTATGTTGCATACCGTGAGGATGCTATTATTGAGGTGTCCAGTTACGGTGGCGATACATCCGGTTATCAGATCCCGTTTAATGTACATCATACAGGAAACCGTGTAAAAGGTAAGTTTGTACTGGCAACAAAGAAGTTTACACCTGACGCCGAATAAGGGGGATCTATATGGAAAGCCTTAAATTTGATGAAGGTTATAAGGAGTACATGATAAATGACAATCCGGACCGTGTGATCCGGATCAATCCTTCTGATCTGAACATGTGGCAGCGCTGCATGGATGAAATGGAGAAGCTGGGGCATGTGAAAGATGAGCTTCAGGGCAATGTCAAACTTCTGGAGGACGGTACCGTAGATCCAACAGATGAAAATGCAAGCGCTGAGTGGAAGAAAGCAGAACAGGGCGTGAAAGACTGTTTTAATGCTATTTTCAATGCAGACGTATATGACATCCTGTTTAATGGCCAGTCTCCATTTTCACCGGTAAAGGGTGGGAAGCTCCTGTTTGAATCCGTTATGGACAGTTTGATGCCGATCATTAAGAAGAATATGAAAGCCGGTGTAGAAGCAAGCAATAAGCGCATCCAGAAGTATACAGCCGGTTACACAAAATGATCCGGTTAGGTCAGCTTCCTGTTATTCTTACGATAGGCGAAAAGGAATGGAAGATCAGGACGGACTACAGAGATATCCTGGTGATCATGCAGGCCTTTAATGATCCGGAGCTTATGGTAGAAGAAGCTTATGTGGTCATGTGTAAGATCCTGTATGAAAACTGGCCGGATATGCCAAGGGAACTTTATGAAGAGGCTGCTAAAAAGGCACTCTGGTTCTTGGACTGTGGCCAGGAAAACGAAGATGAGATAATGCCGGTCAAGGTGATGGACTGGGAACAGGACGAACCGATCCTGTTTCCAGCTATCAATCAGGTGGCTGGATGTGAAGTAAGATCTGTTTCTTATATACATTGGTGGACCTTTGTGGGATATTTTATGGAGATCCGGGAAGGAATCTTTTCTACTGTGCTTGGAATCCGGCAGAAAATGGCGAAGGGTAAGCGCCTGGAAAAGTGGGAAAGAGAATTCCGCAGAAGCAATAAGAAAATCTGTGATCTTAAGACACGATATACGAAAGAAGAACAGGAAGAAATTGATTACTGGAATAAGTTATTAGGCTGAGGCGCTTTGGAGCGTCTTATTTTTATGACTGGAAATGAGGTGAGGATATGGCAGCAGATGGCAGTCTGAAATTTGATACGAAGATAGATACTTCCGGGCTGGAGAAAGGGAGCGGGACGTTGGAGAAAGCGTTTGAACGGCTTACTAAGGCGGTAGACAGGCTTTCTGATAATATTTCCAATGTGTTTAATAATGCCGGACAGGCTGCCGAAGCAGCAGCGACCCAGTCTTCCAAAGCCGCAGAAGGAATTGACCAGGTAACTGAGTCTGCAAAGAGAGCAGAGAAGCAGACTAAAAGCCTGCAGGAACAGATGGATGCGATCAAAGTGGATCGTGGGGAATACCAGGAACAGGAGCCGACACCTGCCAGACAGATAAAGGTGGATGATCCTTCTGCATATGGGTATGATCCAGCAGCAATAGATTTTATCGAAAAATACACATCCGGAGAGAAGAAAGCAGATCAGGAGACCAATGAATTTATCCAGAAGATCAGCAGCTTAAAGAAGGAACTCCAAGACCTGGAAAGCCAGGGAATGTACTTCGGTGATGAAAAATATGATGAGACTTATCTGAAGCTGGAAAAGGTCAAGCAGGCCCTTAAAGATTATAAGCAGGAGCTGACCAGTCCAACGCCAGATGCAGTTGTTTTTCCAGCAGATTCCCTACAGGGGAAGATTGATCGTTTAAAGAAGGAACTCCAAGACCTGGAAAGCCAGGGGAGAAGCTTTGGAGATGCCTTGTATGACAGTACCTATAAAGCTTTAAACCAGGCACAGTCTGACCTGAGTACTTATAAAAAGGACCTTACGACTCCTGTTAAGATCCCGGTTCAGTTTGACGCAAACTCTTTTGAAGGGCAGAAAGAAGCACTCAGAAGTAAACTTTTGGGAATGGAGCAGCAGGGGATATCACTTGGAAATGCGGATTATGACCAGACCTATGTTCAGCTGCAGCAGGTGATCCAGGCAGAGAATGAATACAAAAAGTCTCTTTTAAATGCAGATGCCGGTCAGAAAAAAGCGAGTGCATCCGCAAATAAGTTAAGAGACTCTGTGAATGGGGCAGGCAAAGCGGCACAGACTTCCGGTAAAGGCATGAAACTTTTAGGCCGGATCAGCCGCATGATGATGATGCGGTTTGTCATGCAGGCAGTAATGGCAGCAATGGGTGCGATAAAAGAAGGCTTCCAGAACCTTGCAAGATATTCCGGAAGTGCAAACCAGACATTATCAAGTTTGATGTCATCCCTGCTGTATTTAAAGAACAGCTTGGCTGCAGGCTTTGCACCTATCTTAAGCGTTGCGGTACCGGCGATCAATGCTCTGATCGATGTGATTGCTTCGGCACTGTCCTGGATCGGGCAGCTAGTAGCTGCATTAACAGGAAAATCAACTTTTGTAAAGGCGAAAAAGACCCAGGAGGATTACGCAAAAAGCCTGAAAAAGACAGGAAGTGCCGCCAAAGATGCGGGAAAGAACCTGGCAGATTTTGATAAACTGCGTCTGTTGGATAAGCAAAATTCCGGTGGCGGTGGAGGCGGTTCAGGAACAGATCCATCCCAGATGTTTGAAACAGTGGCGGTATCCAGTTCTCTGGTAAAAGCCCTGGATGCATTAAAAAGCAAATGGAATGATCTGTCTTCATTATTTGCGAAGGGCTTTAAAGTTGGCCTGGGTGATGTTACCCCAAGGTTTGAGACCATTAAAAAGGGACTGCAGAGCATTAAGGAAAGTCTGTTAGGTATCTTTTCGGACCCGCAGGTTCAGGCAGCTGCAAGTACCTGGGGAAACAAAATGATCTATGACCTGGGTGTGATCACTGGATCTATCGCTTCGGTTGGTATTACCCTGGCAGCAAATCTGATCGGTGGTACTGCCAAGTACCTGGAAGAGGCTCAGGACCGGATCAAGCAGTACATCATAGACATGTTCGATATAACCGGAGAAACTACAGATATCGTGGCAAATTTCTCCGCGGCATTTGCAGAAGTGTTCAGTGCCTTTGCGGATGAAAACGGGCAGACCTTCACAGCAAACCTGATCGGATTCTTTTCTAATTCCTTTATGGGTGTGACGGAACTATTTGCCAAATTAGGCCGGGATCTTTTGAACGCTTTACTTACACCATTTACCAATAATGCAGCAGGCTTCAAAAAGGCTTTTGACGGTATTCTGGGTGTTGCATCACAGGTAATGGGAGATATCAAAGATATATTTACGGATGCTTTTGATCAGATGAACCAAGCATATGATGAGCATATAGCTCCCATGTTTGATGCATTTACGGAAGGGTTTACTGAAATTTACGGAAGCGCTCTGGAAGCATTTGAGACATATATACTGCCGGCACTCCAAAATGTTGCCGATAAATTCTCAGAGGTCAAAGAACAGTACCTGCAGCCATTCATCAGCAGTTTTGTAGCACTGTTTGGGCAGCTGGCAGATACAATAACGGCTGTATGGAATAGTACCTTACAGCCGTTCCTGAACTGGATTGTCCAGAACTTTGGTCCACTTATTGGTAATGCGATCCAGAATATAGGAAACTATTTTAATATATTCCTATCAGTGGCAAGTGCGGCTTCGGAAGGTATAGCAGGCGCTTTGAGTGGGCTGCTGGAATTTATCCAGGGCGTATTTACCGGAGATATAGAAAAAGCTTTAAACGGAATAAAAAATATTTTCAGGAGCATTTTCAATGGTATTGTTTCCCTGGTTGAGATCGCAGTCAACAGTATTGTCAGTGGTTTAAATGGTATCAGCTTTGATGTGCCTGACTGGGTACCTCTGGCAGGCGGTCAGCATTTTGGATTTAATGTTTCTTCTGTAAAGCTTCCAAGGCTGGCTACAGGAACTGTTGTGCCACGACAGGCTGGTGAATTTGCAGCGATCCTGGGTGACAATCATCGTGAGACTGAAGTAGTTTCTCCGTTATCTACCATTAAGCAGGCCCTGGCAGAAGCACTAAGAGAAATGGGAAACGGTCTGGGAGGTGGAGATATCCATCTGACAATAGAACTGGATGGAGATGTAGTCTATAAAAAAGTAGTGGAACGCAATAAGGAACGGACTGTTCTGTCTGGCCGTAATCCACTTCTTGTATAGGAGGCAGAGACATGGCATTTGAAGGATGGCTGATAAAGTTCGGAGGTGTAAAACTTCCGAACAATTATCTTAATAAATACAAGGATAAGCCCAATATGCGTACAGAGATCGATGCGTTTCGTGATAGCAAAACGATCACACTGCACCGGACCACATCTCCCTATTATAAAAGCCAGATCACGCTGCCGATCCGCAGTTTATACTACGGAGAAAAGGTTCTTCTGAAGGCTTTGATCGATGCGGCTATGCTCAATAAAACGGAACGGAAAGTCCATGTAGCTTATTGGAACAGCGAAGATATGGGTTATTCAGAAGGTGATTTTTACATCGCCGATATAGAGTATACAGTGATCAATGTGAATGAGAAGAAGCTGAATATGAGGTATGAAGCATTTGATATTGTATTGACTGAGTATTAATGGAGGTGCTGTGATCATGTTGGATATACCAGAAAAAGTAAAACAGCTGTGCAGGGATGATAACAGCAGCCTTCAAAGCTGGAGAGATATAGAAGCAGCTTTTTTTGATACCGGGATTGATACTTTGTACCCGTCAAATAACCTGTACCCGTCAGATGATCTTTATCCGGCGGATGCAGGCTCTCCGTGGTTTACGATCACTGGTGACCAGATGAGTACAGAGAGCTTTTCGCTGGAAGAAAATTTGTGCTCAGCAGATGATCTGGAGTGGGGAAGTTGTGAAGCAGCCAAGGTAGAATTTACCGTAAAAGATATGGAAACAGACATCCTTGGGAAAGAATTTGCGCTTACCTTATCAATCGGTGAATACAAAATGGCCTTTGGCATGTATACAGTCTCAAAAGCAGAGCGCCAGGCAGAGCGGAGCAAGAGAAAGATTACAGCATACGACCGCATGATCCGTTTTGATATAGACGTTGCTGACTGGTATCAGGCTCTTTATCCCACGGCTGAAACGACACATACAGTAAAAGAAATACGGGACAGTCTTTGCGTGTATTGCAATGTCCCACAAAAAACGGTTGCGTTGACAAATGATGAACTGGTTGTAGGGAAAACGGTTGATCCCCAGTCATTGAAGGGACGGGATGTTTTAAAAGCAATCTGTGAGATCAATGGCGTGTTTGGTCATATAGATCGGACCGGGCAGCTGACATACGTAAAAATGCAAAAGGCTGATCTGGCAGAGAGCAGTACTCTTTATGAACAGGGAATATGGGGAAATCCACAAGAGAATCTGGAATACTATAGATCCATTACCTGGCAGGACTATACAGTTAAGAAAATAGACCGTGTCCAGATACGCCAGGAGGAAGGTGATATAGGTGCTACAGCCGGATCAGGGACCAATGCATATGTTATTGAAGGAAACTTCCTGGCGTATGGATTAAGCAGTGCAACGCTTGTAAAACTGGCACAGTCTGTTCTTGATATGATAGGGGGATACGCATACCGTCCTGCTGATATTTCTACCTATGCAATGCCCTGGATAGAAGTAGGGGACAGCATACGGGCTGTTACCACTGACGGGGAAGTAGCTACCTATGTACTGAAAAGGACTTTAAAGGGTGTCCAGGCAATGACGGATACCATTGAAGCAAAGGGCAGCCAGGTAAGGGAAAGCACCGCCAGAGATCTCAGAAGTGAGATCATACAGTTAAAAGGGAAAACGGCATCTATTATCAAAACGGTTGATGAGGTATCTGCTTCTGTCTCTGATCTGGAGAAAAATACTACTGCAAGTATCAAGGTTGTGTCGGATGCGGTCACTGCAGAAGTAAAGCGCGCCCAGGGACAGGAAGTAGAACTGGCAGCCAGTATTTCCGTTATGGCTGGGCAGATCCAGCAGAAGGTAAGCCAGGGAGATCTGGTTGCAAAGATCAATCTGGAAGCCAATAAACAAGGGTCTGTGATCACAATGGAAGCAGGGCACTTTGTTTTTAAAGGGTCCAATTTTTATGTAAATGCAGATGGATCTGGAGGCGCTGCCAACGGAAACTGGACTTGGGATACAGCCGGAAATATCACCGTTAAGGGCGCAAAGATAGACGGGACAGCTAATACCAGTTCGATTGGCGCCAGTACGATCTACACGAATCATTTGGAAGTAGGTGGAAAAGGTGTATTTAATTCAGATACTGAATTTTCCGGAACAATGACCTGCCAGAATATTGATGCCAATAAGATTGAGTGCTATACCATATATTCTTCCAGAGCCGGTGAAACCTGGTCTGACAAGCGTTTAAAAACAGGAATCCGTGATATAACATTGGATCATGCATCAGAGTTCATCCAGGGACTACGGCCGGTCACATACCGTATGCGTGAAGGAAGGAGCGAAGGAATGGGATTTATCGCTCAGCACATCATTAAACTGCAGCAGCGCTTGGGAACGAAGTATCCGATCGTAGGGCGGTTGGAAAAGGAAAAGTATTATACACTTTGCTACCAGAACCTGATCCCGTTGATCATTGCAGATCTACAGGTATTGCATAAGAAATTGGAGGAAATGGATCAACATGAATGAGAATGAAAAGCTGGTAGTACATAAACAAAAAGATATGCAGATAGTCTGGAACTTCTTAAACACACTGCAGGTAAATGGAGTGACAGCGGCCAGGCAGTTGGCCAGTATTGCAACGATCATTGAAGCAGGAAAGCCTTTAGAAGATTATCTGGCAGATCAGGAAGGAGGCATGGAAAATGGCAGCAATGGAGAAGTATTACACACCAAAGACATGGAAGAACCTTCCAAGTGTTGAAAGTCCTATCAATGAATACTGGCTAAATCACATGGAGTCCGGCATCAATGAAATGGATAACCGGGCAGTGTTATTGTCAGAAGAAAAAATGGATCGCTCAGAAGCCGCTACAATGGTCAAGGCTGTGACCTTGGACAGAGACACAGGCATTCTTACAGTTACTTTGGCAAATGGCACACAACAGGTAACAGACCTGGATATTGAAAAGGTAGTTGCCAATTTTGATCTGGATGATGATAACGATCTGGTTCTTACTTTGGCAGACGGAACAGAAAAGAAGGTACCGCTTTCTAAGTTTATAGATACTTATACGTTTAAATCCTCAGAGACTATTTCTTTTTCTGCTAATGGAAAAGAGATCACGGCCGTTATACCAGACGGCGCAGTGACCTTGGACAAGCTGGAAACGACCGTCCTGACAACAATCCGACAGTACATGTTAGATTCGCAGACAGCAAAAGGACAGGCAGAACAGGCGGCGCAAACAGCTGGTGGCTGGGCTGTGGGAGAAGTACCAGGATTTGAACAGAATAACTCAAAATACTACAGTGAGATCAGTAAGGAAGAGGCTGATCGGGCAAAAGAAGAAGCAGACCGGGCGACACAGTATGCAAAGATTGTGGCACCTGGTTTTTATTTTGATCCTGAGACAGCTTCTTTGTATATGAAATCTGGAAGAGGCGTGGATTTTATTGTTGACTCTTCTGACCTATACTGGATGATCGCAGAATAAGGAGGATGAATTCATGGCAATACCAAGCGGATATTCATTACTTGGAAGAATTGGATATAATGATCGGGGAGTTTACACAGAGAGCAGCGATTATGTTAGGGGGGATGTGGTTTATCACGAAGGCAGTTCCTATGTGGCTTTAACGACTGTTACGGGTGTGACTCCGGCAGATGATAATACCAACTGGAAATACTTAGCCCGTGGCTTTGGAGCAACAGAATTATCAGAAATTGATGCAACAGATACCAGCGGTTTTGCAGGAGATGCAGGAAAGAAAGTAAAAGGTCAGACACTGATTGATAAGATAGCAGAATATGTGATGAGTAAGGTAGTTGCTACGGATTCATTTCAGACATATCTGCAAAAATTTCTGGTTGATAATTGCGTGACTGAGCGGTCAGATCTTTCACTTTCGGCCGCCCAAGGAAAAGTTTTGCAGGATCAGTTGGCGACGCTAAATAGTAATTTAAACTTTTATTATAGAGGCGAAAATCCAAATAAAGATGTAAAAACATTAGCAAGTGGTATTTACCAAATTGACGGTGGAAATGAAGCATACACCCCCACCAGATGGGGAATGTTGATTGTCTTTTCGGCACCTAATTATGGATATGCCCTATTTACTCATACAGATGGATCTGTGTACGTGCGCACATGGTCTCAAAGGAATGGTAGTTATTATATCGACTGGAAGAAGTTATCCAATTAAAATCATGCATCTGTTTTTTTTAGAAGTATACATGTAAATGATCACTCAGATCAATACTGCCTGTTTTGCCAGTGATAGAAACAGTTTGTCTGCCAAAGACAGCTTGTACAGGCAGTAGATCCGTAGTATAAAGCAACTTCTGTTCTAAATTACTACGTTTTAGATTATGTTTTTTGAATATTTTTACAAAAATAATGAATATTCAAGTAGTAACGTAGTAATAACCAATAACGAATAGGCGCTATTCTATTATTCTGATGTTAAATAAATTATAGAAAATTCAACGTTTTGATTTCCTGAAGAGAACTGTTTATTAATTCCTATAGATGTACTTTCGATCATTATAAGATCAGTAACATTTTTCCCTAGAATGTGATACTCACCGATAGACCAAATAGGACGAAAACCTTCAGGAATATCCATTATTTTGTTGGTAGCAAAAGATGTCATTGCATCAAATTTTATCGTGCCTACAATTTTTACCGTTACAGTTGTCCCAATTTTTTTAATCTGTGTACCTTTATTAGTAAAGTATGACGAGTCAAATGTGGGATTGCCAATCACTGGCGTTTTTAAATTACTATTTAAAGGAAGAAGAAAAAATAAATTGAAAGGAGAAAAAATAAATGGAAAAAATTAAAATCACAGGATCTGATGATATATATCAGATCCAGAGTATCAGAAAATCTGCAGAGCATATTCTGCAGATTATTTTTTGCGATAATGTACCTGCATCATGGGATGGAGACATCCAGATATACACTGCGGGCGGTATCTTAGCCACTACGCTGACCGGATGGACTACGGTATACCGTGATGAGGGCCAGACGGTGTATCTGTCAGATGATGGCAGCGTGTATGTACCGCCAGCTGATCCGGAACCTGTCACTCCACCAGAACCATATGTACCAACCCTTGCAGAGCTGCAAGCAAGCAAAAAACAGGAGATCAGCACAGCATGCGAGCAGGCCATCTATTCCGGCGTCAGTGTAACGCTTGCAGATGGATCCACAGAGCATTTTGCGCTGACGGAGCATGATCAGCTCAATCTTTTTGGCAAGCAGGCCCAGCTTACAGCCGGAGTAAATCAGCTGGAGTATCACTCTGACGGACAGCCATGCCGGTACTACAGTGCTGCAGATATGACGACCATCATCACAAAAGCTATGTGGCATGTAAGTTACCATACTACATACTGTAATGCCCTCAATATGTGGATTGTTGGATGTGAGTCTGCGGAAGAGGTTCAGCAGATTTTTTATGGTGCAGATGTTCCAGAACAGTACCAGTCAGAGGTACTGAAAGCATATCTTGTAAAGATAGCAGCTATGGCGGGAGATGATGTGAAGGATGCACAGACTGCTTAATAAGTATCTGTTTTTATTTAATGTGGGAGGTCTGCTCTATGTACTGATTGAACTGATCTGGCGTGGTTGGAGCCACTGGACAATGTTCATTTTGGGTGGTCTGTGCTTTATCTACTTGGGACTGTTCAATGAGGTATTGCGCTGGGACACACCACTGTGGCAGCAGATCCTAATAGGAGCAGTGGGAATTACAGCTTTAGAATTCTTGACCGGATGCATTGTTAATCTTTGCCTTGGTTGGAACATCTGGGATTATAGCGACATGCCATGTAACGTCCTGGGGCAGATTTGTCCGCAATATATGTTGCTATGGGTGCCGGTTAGTTTGGCCGGGATCATCCTGGATGACTGGATCCGGTACAGAGCTTTTGGAGAGCAGCGGCCACGATACAATGTAGGGCTGACACAGCAGAGCAAATTGATTATCTGGATGCCAGCATAAGAGAGGAGATGAAAGAAATGGATACATCACAGGTTGTCATTGCAGTGATCGGGTCAAATGCGCTTTTTACATTTATTCAGTTCTTGATCGGTCGGCATGACAAAAAGAAGGAAAAACAGTCAGATGAAACAAAGGGCATGAGGGATATGATCCTTGGACTTGGTCATGATAAACTGCTGTATTTGACTGATAAGTTTGCTGAGCGCGGCGGAATCACCCAGAAAGAGAGACGCAATCTTAAGTATTTGTATGATCCGTATGTACGTCTTGGCGGCAACGGAGATTGTGAAGTTGGATACGAGACATGCGAGAAGCTTCCGGCATTGACGGATGATGAAGCCATGCAGTTGGATGGCAGAATGAAACGGCGGGAATATGGTATAGAAGAAAGAGAGGTATAGATATGGATTTTGGAATTGGAAGCGTAACAGCGATCACAGCAATCTGTTACCTGGGCGGCATGGCATGTAAGGCAACCACTAAGGTCAAGGATGAGGTTATCCCGGTAATTTGCGGAGTGACCGGTGGTATTCTGGGGGTGGCCGGTATGTACCTTATGCCAGATTTTCCAGCAACGGATGTGATCAACGCTGCAGCCATTGGCATTGTATCCGGTCTGGCAGCAACCGGAGCGCACCAGGTCATCAAACAGGCAAGCAAGAAGTAGAAGGAGGTGGTCCATACATCTCCCGCAGGCAGTCCGGGTCATGGCTGCTATTTGCGACGTCGCAATAAATCAGTAGAATAAAAATCATGCATATGTTATAATGTCTAGGTTACCGCCCCTATACCGGTAAGGAAAGGGGGTGTCTGACATGGAAAATCTTATTTCTTTTATTGTCGCTGTTGCGGCTGGTGTAGTTTGCCACTACATCATCAAATGGTTGGACGGCGGCAAATAGTCGGTAACCAGCCTGCAGATGCCTAACTGCTAAAAAAGGAAGAAAGCCCCTGAGTCTCGACCACTCAGGGGCTTTCGCTTTTGTATCCAACATGGAACCTTATTTCTTTTTGCCTAACGGCATTATAGCATATGCAGAAAATCTTTTCAAGATACCAAGAGAAAGGAAATGCTATGAAAATATCAGATAATGGATTAAACCTTATTAAAAAGTTTGAAGGATGCCGCCTGACAGCCTACCAGGATGCAGTAGGTGTCTGGACTATCGGCTATGGCACCACTAACGCAGATAAAGCCATTACCGGCACAACCATCTGTCAGGGTTTGAAGATTAGTCAGGCTACAGCAGATGACTGGTTAAGACAGTCTGTAGATAAAAAGTATGGTCCAAAGGTGGATAAGTATAGTGCTTACAACTGGACGCAGCCAGAGTTTGATGCATTAGTGTCATTTGCGTATAATATAGGAAGCATTGACGGATTGACAGCTAAAGGCACCCGTTCCCGTTCTGAGATAGTAGCTAAAATCCTGGAATATAATAAGGCTGGTGGAAAGGTCCTTGCAGGTCTTACCAGAAGACGCCAGGAAGAACGAAAACTATTTTTAACACCCGTTACAATTAAGACTGGCTGGCAGCAGGAAAATGGAGGCTGGCGCTTCTATAAAGAAGATGGTTCTGGGGAATATGCTTCTAACGAGTGGCAGCAGGACGGAGACAAGTGGTATTGGTTCGATGGTGCTGGCATGATGGTCCATGATGTCTGGTACCAGTACAAAGGCTCATGGTATTACCTCGGTCCTGACGGCGCCATGCTCAAAGGCTTGCAGAATATCGAAGGCAAGTGGTACTACTTAAACCAGGATGGCCGTATGGCAACCGAACCAGTAGTATTAACTCCTGATCAGGACGGTGCTTTCCATTATCCAGGCCTTGCAAAATAGTTATAATAAAATATAGCCTTGTATTGAGCGAACATCTATGCTACAATCAAGGCATAAACGAGAGCCTCTGGGAGCAATTCCCAGGGGCTTATTTTCATACAGAGTTTTTACTGTATGGCGGCCCGGATGGGGAGATGGGTGCATCCATGCGCTATCTTTCCCAGCGTTATTCCATGCCATACAAGGAATGCAAGGCAGTCCTTACAGATATTGGTACAGAAGAACTGGCTCATCTGGAGATCGTGGCGGCTATTATCCACCAGCTTACCCGTAATTTAACAGCTGAACAGCTGGCAGAACAGGGATTTGGCCCTTATTATATTGACCATGCTACCGGGATCTGGCCCCAGGCAGCCGGTGGAGTGCCCTTTAATGCCTGCGAGTTCCAGAGTAAGGGAGATATTATCACGGATCTTCATGAAGATATGGCTGCGGAACAGAAAGCCCGTTCCACATATGACAATATCCTTCGTGTAGTGACTGATTATGATGTATGTGAGCCTATTAAATATTTAAGAGAGCGTGAGGTCGTTCATTATCAGCGCTTTGGTGAAGCCCTGCGCATCACCCAGGAGAAGTTAGACAGCAAAAATTTCTATGCTTTTAATCCGTCTTTTGACAATGGAAAAAGCGTGATCCAGCCGAGAAATTAAACAGATCATAAAAATTTCTTACTGTGCAAAAAAGCCCGGCAAAACCGGGCTTTAAAATAGCAAAATATTCGTAATGGCTGGACTGTAACGAATATTCAGGCTGAACCATATCTGGCACAGTCAGTATTGGATCAATATGATGTAAGTGTCAAAAGTATAAATTGCGTTTGTACTCGCACAAATAAGCAATTTATACTTATTGACACGCCGA